CTGGACGACAAGGAGACGTTCAAGTTCCTCCGCAAAGGAAACGCCGAGACGGGCATCTTCCAGTTGGAGGGTTACACGGCGGCCAAGGGGTGCCGAGAGGTCAAGGTCAAGACAGTTGACGACCTGATCCTCGTCAACGCTCTCTATCGACCGGCGACACGGGACAGCGGTTACGTCGACCTCTTCCATCACAACCGTGATAACCGAGCGTCGATCTCGTATCCCCATCCGATCTTCAAGAACCATCTTCAGGAGACGTTCGGAGTTCCTTGCTTCCAAGAGCAGGTGCTCGCCATCCTCCGTGATCTCGGGATGCCAGCGGCGGAACTCAACGCCTTCTTGAAAGCGGTCAAGGGGAAACACGCCAAGGGCGGGTACTCGGACGAGTCGACGGCGATCTTCGTCAACAACAAGCGCCGGTTTGAGCAGTTATGTGCCGACAAGGACATGACCGAAGAAGAGACAGAAGAGGCGTGGGAGTTGGTCGAAGGCTTCGCCGCCTACGGCTTCAACCGTGCTCATGCCACGGCTTACTCGCTGCTCGGCTATCAGATGGCCTATCTGAAGACCCATCATCCCGTGGAGTTCCACGCCGCCCTGCTGGAGACATCGGTGGGCGCTACCAAGGAAGACCAGTACATCAAGGAGACACGGCGGGTCGGAGTTCCCGTCCTCGGTGCATGTGTGAATCGCTCGGCAGTCCTGTGGGCTATCGACCCGTCGGGTAAGGCGATCCGCAAGGGTTTGTCCTCCGTCAAGGGGGTCGGGCCGAAGGCGGCGGATGCTATTGTGGCGAGTGCGCCCTACAACTCGGTGGACGAGATCATCGACCGATGCCCAGCGAAGTCCGTCACTGGCGGAAAGAACTGGAAGGCCGACGGCACACTTGCCGGTGTGCTGGAGTCACTGAGGAAGGCGGGCGCTCTAAAAGCCGTAGGAGTTATGCCTTGATCGACATTGACGAGTTGAACACGGGGGAGCAAGCCGCCGAGTTCCTCAAGGAGATCGCCATAACGGTCTGGCAGGCTCTTCAGGGCGTGGACAAAGAAGGGGCATCGTCCATCAGTACGGCGCTCGTTGTTGCCAGCCATGTGCTCATCGAAGAGATGGAGATGGCCGACCAACTATCACGATGTCTGATTACTTCGATTCGGGAGGGGCGCTTCCAAGAGGATGAGGCGATACAACTGCTTCAGACTTGGAAGAAGCGCAGAATCGCAGACGGAGTGACATCTAGTGAGTGAGCAGTTAGTTCTATTCGATCCCAACCTGTACAACCCGACGGAGGATGACAGTGAGCAAAGCGCAAGAGTTGATGGCCGAGATCAACAAGGCTCTCGGGGAGGGGACGGTTCGGCTCGGGAGTGACGAGTCCCTTCTCGTCAAACGCCTCCCGACTGGCGTTCTTCCAATCGACTACCTGCTAGACGGAGGAATCCCGACCGGCAGGTTCACGGAACTCTTCGGTGCCTACAGCACCTTGAAGTCCTACGTCGCCCTATCGTGCATCGCTCAGACTCAGAAGAGCGGCGGTGTCTGCGCCATTGTCGACACCGAGCACGCCTACGATCCGGTGTGGGCCGAGTCCATCGGAGTCAACACATCCGATCTGATCTACCAAGCACCGGAGACAGGCGAAGAGGCCATCGACGTGACCGAAGTGCTCGTCCGTAACGGGGTCGACCTTATTGTGTGGGATTCCGTGGCTGCCACGCTGCCACAGGCCGAAGGCAACAAGCGCATGTCGAAGGAGTCTGTACAGCCCGCTCGGCTGGCGGCTCTGATGTCGCTCGGGATGCGGAAGTTGACGGCGGCGAATGAGCACACCGCCATCCTCTTTATCAACCAGACCCGCCTCAATGTCGGCGTGGTCTTCGGTGACCCCGAGACAGTTCCCGGCGGTAGAGCGCTTCCGTTCTACGCCTCGTACCGAGTTGCTCTCCGCAAGGCGGGGAAGGAGAAGGAGTCGGTCGACACCTACGACTCCACCGGCAAGAAGACCTCGGTGAACCAAGTCACGGGCCACAAGATTCGTGCCACACTGGAGAAGTCGAAGTTGTCTGCCCCGTCCCGTGACGTGCTCTTCACGTTCGACTTGACGAGCGGGCAGGTAGACGAGATCGGCTACGCCCTGAGCGCTGGGCTAGAGAAGGGCATTATCAAGCATGAAGGACGGTCGTGGTGGGTAGACGAGACGGAGAAGACGGTCGGAGCCGAGAAGTTCCGTGGCTGGCTGAGGGATCATCCCGAGGTGGTGGAGATGATTCGGCAGGAACTCTTGGAGCCAAGTGGAAGCCACGAAGCCGACAAGAGCAAGGTCGGATAACTGAGAAGAAGATCGCCAAGGACATCGGGGCACGAACCCACCCGAACTCGGGGGCACTGAGAATCAAGCACGATGCCTCGGACGCTGAGACGCTCTACGAGATCAAGGATGCCAACAAGTCCTACAGCCTGAAGGCCGAAGAGTTGCACACCCTTTGGGTACGATCTGCGAGAGAGTCCAAGGAGCCGGTCTTCATCATCAAGTTCAAGCACCTCGGGATGACGGCCACAATCACAATGACCAAGGAGTTCTAGTGTCGCTCAAGCAACACATTCGCATTGCCAAGAGGAATAGCCGTATCACGCCTAGATTGCATGGATGGCTAAATAACAACGATGGAGTACGAGTAGAGGATGAAGCCACCGCCAAGCGGGTGCTGGAGATTCTCGCTCCTTCCGAGCACGACCGCTCTGGCGTGTTCCACCCGTCGCAGTTGTACCAGTGCCCTCGCCATCAGGTCTTCGATTACTACGGTGCCGAGTCGCTCCAGCAGTACAACCCGACGCTCCGCAACCTCTTCAACGATGGGCACTTCCGCCATCTCCGCTGGCAGATCATGTTGCTCAACGCCGGAATCCTGACCGACGTGGAGGTCAAGGTAACGATCCCCGAGTACAGGCTGGCGGGTTCGATGGATGGCGTGAACGCCGATGAGGGCTGGATGTTTGAGTTGAAGGGCACCAGCCAGTACCAGACAGTTCTCAGCCGAGGGGCGATCCCTGCCCACATCAAGCAGGTCAACGCTTACCTGATGGCCAGTGGGCTTGAGAAGGCGATCATTGTCTACGAAGACAAGATGTCACAGCAGTGGCAGGAGATCGAAGTCATCAAAGACCCCAAGATCGTGGATGAGATCGAATCCATCCTCCAAGGTCTGAACCGAGCAGTAGAGACTGGAGAGTTACCGGAGATTCTGGATGAGTGTAAAGATCAAGAAGGCCCAAAGTTCAATCGCTGCCCACACAGCGCCATCTGTCACAAACTCCGACACCGAGACGACATCCTTGCGTCTCTTTCGGATGAACGAAGGGCTACCTTCACTACCTGACATGCAGGCCGAGTTGGACGAATACACCGCCGTCCTCATGGGCCACGAACCACCGCCAATCGAACGAGGCGAGATGACACTGCTGGAGTACGCCAACGGTGTGTACAGCCGAGCGATGGAGTTGACCATGTTGCTCCAGCGAGCCGAGGCAACCGGTGTCGTGCTCAAGGGATCGAAGGTCTACAAGTTCAGGACCGGCGAGTTGAGGACATTTACCGAGATGGCGGCACGGGCCATTGACCTCGGGAGCCGTAGAGTTACCTTCGCCAAGATGGAATACTCTATGGATTATGGATGAGCAGGTCATTCTTGGCATCGACCCAGCGGCCACCAAAGTCTCTTTCGTCGCTATCACTGACATCGACTTCTTCGTCCAGCACCATAAGCGGCTCGGCAAGAGCGGCGGGGAAGCCTGTAATAGCGCATGGCATGTGACCAACAGCCTGCTCTTCGACATCAATCAGGTGTGGCCGGGAGCCACGATCTTCCCCTTCATCGAATCCCCTGTCGTCGGGAGAGGTGGCGTTCGGTCTACTATGGTCCAGTGCTTTACCTCAGGAGCCATTCAGGCGGCGCTTCATAATGCGGGACTTGACACGCAAGGAGCCAATGTCTCGTCGTGGAAGAAAGTTGTCACTGGACGAGGGAACTCCACTAAGCCAGAAGTCGCCAAACATCTACGACTTCGATGGCCTGCTCTCTACCGAGCAGCAGGAGGCAATCAAGACATCGTGGATGCCGCCTGCATTGCCCTCTACGGACAATCAATACTTAGCGAGTGAGTGGTTTGGCTACTCCGCCTGTAAGGGAGAGACTCGCAAGTTCTTCCGCCACTCTTGCTCCAAGAGGTGCGGCCACCACCCGAACGGGTGTTCCCGCATCAAGAATGTTAGGGAGTGCCGAGCAATCTGCGCCGGTTGTCCGGTGCTGGAGCACTGCCGAATATGGTCGCTCAACACGGAGTTGCCCTACGGGTTGGCGGCGGCGCTTACCGAGAGCGAGAGGCTCCAGTGGCAGGAGACGTACTCTAGCCGTGAGAGATGAGTGGGGCTATGGTGGGGCGGAGAACTGCCCTGACTGAAAGATCGGAAGACTGTGGCCGAGAACAAGTCGAAGAACCTATTTGGTGAGACGGGCGTAACTGGACTTCGCCGTGCGGGCGGGTATGTGCAGGAAGAGTTCCTGCCACAACTCGCTGGCTACCGAGCGATTCAGGTCTACCGAGAGATGCGGGACAACGATCCCGTTGTCGGTGCCATCCTGTACGCCATCGACAAGTTGGTGCGGCAGGTGCCGTGGCGAGTTCAGCCTGCCTCCACCAAGTTGGAGGACCAGCGCTCAGCCAAGTTCTTGGAGTCCTGCTTGAACGACATGAGTACGTCGTGGGAGGACACGATCAGTGAGATTCTCTCCATGCTCGCCTACGGCTGGTCGTTCCATGAGATCGTCTACAAGCGCCGAGAGGGCGACCACCGAGATTCTTCTCGCCGGTCGAAGTACGACGACGGTGCTATCGGCTGGAGGAAGTTGCCGATCCGTGCTCAGGAGACTCGCCAAGAGTGGGCGTTCGATGACAACGGCGGGATTCAGGGTATGTACCAGTCCTCGCCGCCCGACTACACCCTCACCTACATCCCGATGGAGAAGAGCCTGCTCTTTCGCACTACGACGGCCAAGAATAACCCAGAAGGCCGTTCCGTATTGCGGAACGCTTATCGGCCTTGGTACTTCAAGAAGCGGATCGAAGAGATCGAAGCCATCGGAGTTGAGCGTGACCTTGCTGGCTTCCCGATCATGTACGTCGACCCCGACATCATGCGGGAAGATGCCCCCGGCTGGAAGCAGACGATCTTCAATGACTACAAGGATGCGGTCGTCAACATTCGTCGGGACCAGCAGGAGGGTCTGATCCTCCCCGCCATCTACGACGAGGGCGGGAACCAGATGTACAAGTTGGAGTTGCTCTCAGCCGGTGGCACCCGACAGTTCGACACGAACCAGATCATCACCCGCTACGACCAGCGAATCGCCACGACCGTGCTGGCCGACTTCATCTTGCTCGGTCAGGCTAATCACGGCTCCTACGCCCTGAGCAGTGACAAGACCAACCTCTTCGCCATCTCCATTCGGACGTGGCTGGAGATCATCCGCACCGTGATGAACCAGTACGCCATCCCGAGGCTCTACGAGGTCAACGGGTTCAAGGTCAAGAAGTTGCCTGAGTTGGCCTACGGCGACATTGAGACTCCGCCTCTCACCGAGATCGGTACGTTCATTCAACAGTTGGCCGGTGCCGGTGCCCCGCTCTTCCCCGACGATCTGCTGGAGAACCACCTCCGCAAGATGGCTCACCTCCCCGAGCGTCGTGAGGCTGCGGTCGGTGCGATGGAAGATGCCGGTAAGCAGCAGGGGCAGGTTCCCGACAACCCCGCTACCAAGACGGCACCTAAGCCGCAGGAGAACGTAGACGACTCTAAGACGGAGGAATAACCCGTGCCGTCTTCCGCTGACTTCTCCAGCGACGACATCCTTGACGAGATCATCTCGCTCACGGTGGAGTTGGAAGAGCAATACAGACAGGCTTTCTTCCGGTCGATTGAAGAGGCCGTTGCCGACCCCGCTCTGATTGACCTGATCCAAGACATCTCTGACGGCACGGTCATCGGCCTGACTCCGCAAGTAGAGGACGTTCTTCAGAATCTCAATGTGCCGGTTAGTGATCTGATCGACGCTCTGCGGGAGACAATGGCCCGAGTCGGCCAAGTGACGGCGGACACGGTGGGGCTTGAGATCAGTTTCGACATGACCAACCCTCGGGCAGTTCAGTACGCCGAGACGCTCGGTGCGAGGACCATCACAGCCTCAGCGGCGGTCAAGGAGTCGATTCGGGAGATCATCAAGGAAGTGGTCGAAGGCGAGTTGTCGATCCAGAACGCCCAGCGGCTCATCAAGGAGCGGGCGGGGCTGCTCCCCAAGCACGCTCAGGCCGTGGCTCGGTACTACGACAACCTTGTTGCCAGCGGCTCCACCGCTCGTCGGGCACGGGAGTTGGCGAACCAGTACGCCAACCGCCTGCTCAACTATCGGGTCGACATGATCGCTCGCACCGAGATCGGGGCGGCTCAGAGTTACGGGCAGTTGGAGTTGTGGCAACAGGCTCGGGACAGGGGACTCATCCCGCTGGATGCGATGCGAGTCTGGATGACCGCCAAGGACGAGTTGGTCTGCGATGTCTGCGGGCCGATGAACGGCGAGGTGGCTCCCATCGACGGTGTGTGGTTCACGCCCAACGGGCCGGTCCACTACCCCACCGAGATTCATCCCAACTGCCGG